TTATAAAAAAAAATATTTAGATAAACTGTATTGTTTAGTTACGATGTAAATTAAAGCCATTAGAAGAATTACAAATATAATTCCTACAAAAATATTTCTAATACGTTCAGCTCTTGCAATTCTTCTTGCAACTTCATCTCTAAACTTTTGTAAAATAAAATTATCCATAATTAGTGTATTTGAGTTATTGTTATTTTATCTGTACTTGGGAGAAACTCTGCTATGCCTGTCATTGCTTTTGAAATTACTTTCTTAGCTTCAGCATCTCCACACATTATAACTGGAAAAACATTTTCATATCTAATTGCATTATAGATTGCAGTCATAATAGTTTGACAAGTTTCATACACAACTTGCTTCTGTTCTAAAGACAGACTTAAGTAATCTGGTTTCTCAACTAGATAACCTAATATAAATTTTCCTAATATTTCTTTATTCATCAAATGTACCTTCTGCTAACCTTCCTGTTTGTTTGTCGTAAATTAATGTTGTCGCAATTCCAGTGTCTCCACTGAACCTGTTCTTTAGAACTCTAACTTGCATTACATTGCTATCGCTTTCAGATTGCTGATTTCTTTCAAAACCAATAACCCCATCAGATAACTGTGCTAGTGAATGAGAACCTCTAAGTTGATTTAAAGAAGTAACTTGTCCTTCTTCGTGACCTTTGCCTTCAGGTCTTTTTAAATGTGACACAACGAACATTGCACATTTCAATTCTTCAACTAAACTTCTTAGTTTAGTCATTGTGTTATCTATTAATCTTCTCTCATCGCCTTCTTCTAATCCTGAAATGACAATAGATATGTGGTCTAAGAATATAACTTTGCAGTCTAATCCTTGAACCATATAGCGAATACGACCTATTAAATCTTCGCTATCGCTTGAACCAAAGTGGTCGTAGAAACAAATCTTATCTTTAATGTTCTCCCAAGCATTAACAATTAGTTCTTCTGGGATTGTTTTCTTTACTTCAGGAATATGTATTGGAGCATTAAGAGGTATAGCAACTATTCCTCTAATACTTCTCTTAACACTTTCTTCTAAAGCAATGTAACCTACTTTAAATCCTCTATTGATAATATCGTAAGCAATCTCTCTACATACTTGAGACTTACCTGTACCTGAACCTGCTGTAATTAGTGTTAGCTCACCAAATCTAATTCCTGAAAGTTTTTTATTTAATCCATTCCAAACATAAGGAATACTTTCTACAGTTTCATCATTAAGTAATAATTCTTTTGTGTCTTGACCTAATATAATTCCTTGAGGTGTGTATGGTTTAGCTCCCCATATTGCATCTATAACTTTATCACCTTTATTATTAATTAGTAATTCGTTTGCATCTTTACCCTGAAGTTTTGCAATCTTAACTTTCTTAACTGGAAGAACTGATGCACATTCAATAGATGCTTGGACACCTGCTTCATCGTTGTCAAACATTAGAACAATGCTGTCAAACTTTGAAAGCCATTCTAATTCTTTTTTAATATATTTCTTAGCCGATGTAGCTCCTGATGGTACAGAGACAACTGGATATTTATTATTCTGAAGTTGGGAAACAGACATCGCATCTATCTCCCCTTCAGTTATGATAACCATTCTACCACCATCTCTCCAGCTTTGTTGTCCAAAGAGAGTGATTGAATTTACATCACCTAGCCAAATAAAAGATTTATCAACGAACCTTAAATGTTGGGCTACTTTCTTATAACTCTTATCAAAATAGTTTGCGATATGAACTGGCTTGTCTTTATAGAAACCAGTTTCATAAGTGAATACTTTACAAGTATCTAAATTAATTTTTCTTTTTGGTAATGCTTGTATTGTTCCATCAATCATATCAGTCCTTACTTTTGGAATTTGTTTTGTATTTTGTGGTGAATTAAAATATTTAGTTTCTTTGCAACCAAAGCAATGTGTGTGGTCTGTATAAACACCTAGATTATCTTTAGACCCACAATCAGGACATGGTGAGTGTCTTATAAAAGAACTTTCACTATTAGAGTTCACCAGCTTTTACAGCTTCTTGTTCATCTGCACTGTCCATTAGTGCGTCTTGAAATTTATAATTCTCAATATCTTCATGTAACAAATAAGTTCTTACATTGAAGTTTGGGCAAGTCTTATGTTCATTAAGTTCATAATGACCAACTATTCTTGCTTCAGGATATTTAAGAACAAGTTCAGCTAATAATTTCACAATGAGCTTGTAATTCATCATCACCTCTACCTTGCTCTATAGTTCCATCTCTTTTAATTACTCTTGCATAACCTATCTGTAACCAACCTCTAGCTCTGTGCCATTGGTCAATAGTTTTTGCTGTGACATTCATTGAGGGTTTAGATAACGAGCAATGAATAACGATATATTTAGTTTCTTTTCTAGCCATTTTGTTTGTCCTTAACTTCTTTTAGCCATTCATCTGGGAATGGTTTTTTTGTTGTAGCAATGCAGTGATATTTAAAACCAAATAGTTCACACCATTTCCCATAAGTAGTTTGAGATTTCTTTCCAATCTTTGTTTTAGAATTTGAAAAGATAAATCTTAAATCTAACTCAGGGTGTTGCTCTTTGATTAATCTATGTTTCTTTCTATCTGCTGAATTAAAAGCACCTTTAGTTTCTATAAGAACTTTATTAATAGGAAAATCTACAGTGTAAGTTTTCTTTTGTTCAGGCATAGAGTAAGTAATCTTAACTCCTTCATAAACAAATTTTACTTTGTTAGTATTTAAGAAATTATAAACTACTTCTTCTAAACCAGATTTAAGAGTTACAGTATTAGAAATCCGAGTTCGCTTGAACTTCTGACGTTTCATCATTTGTATTTATTTCTGAAGTGTAACCATCTTCTACTTTAAAAAGGTTTTCTTCTTTAGAACCGCCTTCTACTAGTTCTATAATTTGAACAGCTTTTATTCTTGCAGTCACTCCTGCACCGATAGATGCAACTGAATAAGGAATTAAATCAAAAGCAACTTTAACTTTTGAACCACCCCAAATACTTTTATCTATTGGAAAAGGATTTTTCTTTGCATCAAACAATGCTGGTTTTTGTGTGTACGTCTCTTGTGTTTTTTTATTTAAACCACTAGCTTTAAGTTTTAATTTTAAGAAAAAATTATTACCTTCAACTGTATAAGGTTTAGGTGCTTGTTTTATTTTTTTACCTTTAGCACCTTTTTCATAAGTTGCTAGACAGTCATCAATATATTCATCTATTTCTTGAATGAATTTAGATGCGTCTGATTTATTTAATTTTAATGTTATCTTGTATTCTCCTTGCGGATTAAATTTAACATCAGGTTTGTTTAAGTGTGGATAAACAGCTTCACCTAATGGTGACACCATTCTTTTAGCTTCAATCATATTATACTCCTTGAGATTGTTAGTTAGCTGAAAGTGTCACTTTATTCCACTAGTGCAATGGTTACTGTTTTATATACAGAAGAACTTAGAGTTTTTTACATCGTCTAAATTTAGGTTGCCTTTTTGAGGTAGTTTAGGAAACTTCTTCTGATTTTTATGTGAAAGCATTTTATACATATCATCAGCAAAGTTCTTAAGTACGTCTTGTTGATATATCTCACAGAAGCTATCTCTTACTGCATTAGCCATAGTATTAACGTCAGGAGCAGTAACTCCAAAACTATCGTGTATCATACAGAAACTATCCACCCCTTGTTCATGTGCTTTAACTACAGCTAACTGTAATACCGAAGCATCTAATGAATGGATAAAGTTTGGACATATACTCTGCGATGTCTGACGTTTATCTATAAGGTTAGTGTTAGTTTGGTAGGATAACTTTAATATACTATCACCCATTTTAGTTTTAACTCTTTGACTTTCAGTCTTGTAACAAGCCATCTGAACTGGAAATCCTAATGGTGTTACCCAGCTTACTGGTAGATTTTCTGAAGATACTAATGATGAAACATCTTTAAGAAACTTCATAATCTGTTTAGCTCCAACAATAACTTCATTGATGCTGTCCCATACGATTGGGGTTAGATAATTGGTAGCTTGAAATAAATCGTCTCCGAATTTATGCGTAACACCACGTTCACTTAACTGTTTAACTACATGCTCTGCTAAGTATGCTCTGCAAGAGTATCTCGTTAGTGAGTATGGTAAGCACATAACAGGTTTCTTGCAGAGTTTCCTGTCGATACCATATTCCAACCAAAGTGCCGCTAAGGGTTCACTACGAGCTTTTAACTTCTCGATTACCTTTGAAGCAACTAATGCGTAAACATCATTAGGTTTATCCAAAGGGATTAGGTTTGTTGCAAGACCACCAACTTCATCTCTCATCATTGCGGAGTAATGTTGAAGTCCTGAGTTAGAACAATCAGATTGAATAGGTAATGTTGTAATAAAATCTGGGTCATAATCAGTTTCAGCAAATGCTTTATATTCAAAACACCAAGCTAAA